CTTACCTTTTAGGGGCGTGCCGCCTGGGCCAGACACTGGAATTGCAGGTAGACCAGGAACCTTGGGCACATAGAACACGCCGTCTTCATTCTCCATGCGCTCATACTGGCCGCGCACGAATTCGCCCTCAGAAATGTTTAATCTGCGAGTCTCCATGCCAAGGCGCTGGCGTTCCATTTTGAGTCGCTCAACATCCATTCCAAGGCGCTGGGCCTCCATATTTAGACGCTCTTGCTCTACTGGCGTGATGCCTGTTCCAAATACTTCGCCGCCCTTCAATGCGCCTTTGTCAAACGCCGTCAGCTTGCCATCAACGTTTTGCAATACCACCTCGCGTTTGGGGCCAAAGCCTTCCAGCGTCCTGATATTGCCGCCTTTAAACTGCTGAACCATCACAGGATTACCGCTTGCATCAGCCACCTCAAATGGTTGTCCCGTCACCTCTTCGCGTGGCTTGATTGCCATTGCCATCTTTTGATATGCCTCGGCTTTTCCAGGATCTGAGCTGGCAAACATATCAGCCGCCCTCATAAACTGCTCATAGCGAATATCCTGTTGGGACATAGCTTGTCCCTCTGGGATTTGTCCAATCATGGCCGCACGCTCAACTGTCGGGCCGACAGGCATCCCAGGTGCGGCCAAAGCCTGCTGCGGCGTGATCGGCATACCCGCTGTAGGCGCTTGAGCGCCAAAGATCTGCTCAAGCCTACGGCGCTGCTCTTGCGCTAACTTGTACTCGTCCAACTTCTGGCGCACCAGCAACTGCTGAATCGCACCTTCCTGGGCCTTGCCATAGGATGAAGTCCCAGCCTGCAATCCTGCACCAAGCGCTTGGCCCAGTGAGATGGGAGTGGCAGAGGGGCCACCTGCTTGGAGCAGGGCCGCTGCGGTGGACAACAGCGCTTGGCGCTGCATTGACTCTTGCTGCTCGGGCGTCAGGTACTCGCTCAGGGCAGACGTGCCGCCACCAAACAAGTCACCCAGCAAGCCCATGTTCATTGTTGCCATGATGTTTGTTCCTTTACCCTAGACCCAGCAAACCGCCCAAGATGGCGCCATAACCTGCATACTGAGGGTTGCCAGCGCCACCCAAGATGCTGCCCAACTGAGCACCACCCAGAGCACCGCCAAGGCCGCCTGCCAATTGGTTGCGGTAGATGGGTGAAGTTGTCGTGCCGCCCATATTGGGCAACTGTTGTCCCAATGCACCGCCAGTGATGCCAAGTTGTTGCAACCTTAGATTACGCTCTGCATCAAGTCTTGCCTGGTCCAATGCTTGACGCTGCTGCGCAACATTCATCATGGCCTGCGCACCAGATAACCCAAGGTTTTGCTGCTGGGCACCCAAAGCACCCATCTGACCAATGGCACCCTGTCGCAATCCAGCGGCCTGTCCAAATGCCGATTGATTTGCCAGCGCGGCCTGCTGAGAAAGTCCAGCATTAAATTGAGCCATTTGATTCATTGCGGCTTGATTTGCCAAGTTGGCCTGGTTGCTTGCACCGGCACCAAACTGCAATGCCTGATTTACAGCGGCCTGATTTGCAAACGATCCTTGTTGACGCAACTGAGCATTGGCCTGCTCAAGGGTTAAGTCCACACCTTGGTTTGCCATCTGAGCTTGCAGTGCCCTGGCCGCATCAGTCTGGCCCAGGCCAGCAGCAGTTGTAAACCCAGCAGAGCGCAACTGGGCAGCAGTGTTGGCTGCCTGGCGCGTGTAGTCCTCGTTTGCGAGTGACTCAGCAATTGCTTGGCGCGAGCCACCAAATGCCCTGGCGCCTGTTGCTCGAGCTTGCTGTGCTTGCTGAGAGATCAGGCGCTGGCGCTCAATGTCGCCCAATGCACCCTGCACAACTTGCTGCTCGAAAGGGTTTTGGTATGCGCCCATAAACTGAGAACCAGTACCGGCGCCGACATTTTGCACACCAGCGCGGCTTGCTTGTGCAGCCGCAATTTGTTCTGGTGTATATCCTTGGGATGTTGCTTGTGCGGCACTTCCACCACTTGCTGCCAATATTTGCTGCGGCGTATACCCAGCCTCTTTGAGTGCCATCAGGGATGCCAGATCAGTGGTCACCTGACCAGCACCGCCAAGAGCCAGCCTCTTCATTTGCGCCTCGGCAGACGCATAGTCAGGCGTGAACCCGGCAAACTCCTGCGTCTTTAAGGCAGCAGCAGTGGTTCTGGCATCTTGCAACTGTTGGAGATATGCAGCCTTAATGTCAGGGTCGATGGACGTTGACGTTGTTGAAGATGACGGCGTGCTGCCGCCAAGTGCTTTTGCAGCCAACGCTCCACCAGCAATCATGGTTGATGGGCTGATGCCGCTGAGTAGTCCAGCACCGGCAGCTCCAGCAGCACCGGCAGCGCCAATGCCTCCAAGAGTTCCAACGCCAACTCCAGCACCAGTCGCGCCATAGGCAGCAGCCAGATCGGCAGCGGCAGCAGTCCCAGCCGCCCCAGCACCGCCCAAGCCAGCAAAGCCTGGAATGCCAACACCTGCCAAGCCACCAGTAGCAGCCAAAGCTCCAAGAGCAGCAATGGGAACGGCATTCTTTGACAAGCTCAAGTCTTTATCTGCCTGCGCCAATGCACCGCTGACGCTACCCACAGGGTTAGAAACAAAACTGCTCGCGGCACTGCCAAGTTGATTTAATGCGCCCATTTGAACCTCAAAGTTGCTTCATACGTTCTGAATAAACCATCATCAATTTTTTTGATTTCTGACGGGTAGGTGAGTTGTGCAATCAAGTCATTGATCCTCGGGTTGTCGTAGAACGTGACTGCAAAGTCATGCCCAAAATCATTCAAGTCATCAAGGTACTTTTGCACATTGGACACAAGGTCTTTTGCGCGTTCACCGTTAATGCAGTGAAATTCGATGCCGTTCTTCTCAATCTTCTTTGTCAGGATCAGAGTGTCACCCTGACGCACAACAAAGTTGCCTATCTTGGGTGCATTCATCAACCCATCAAAGTAGGCGTCCACCGTCATGGCAAAGCCGCCATAGTTCTTCGCCAGGTCTTCGGTGAGGATTTGTCTGATGTCTTTCATGGCTGAATTTTAAGTCTCAACGCTTGCCAGCGGGTAACACGTCCAAACGATTCAGACCAACTCGCCAGTCAGCAAGCACCGCCCCGGTGTACCTGACCTTGACCTGACGCGCTGAAAACCGCACGCTTGTGGGTTCGCTGGCAGAGTAGGGTCCATAAGTTGTCTCTGTGGCCGTTGGGTACATGCGAGTTTTGAAGGACACAACAACCTCTCCCAGGGTCTGCTCGTCAGGGATCAACTGACGCACATTCATAATGTTCTCGCCTGGTTGGATCTCAACAGGGCCAGACTCAACAAACGGCGCGACAGAGTCATACGCAAACCCGACTTCGTGTTCGTAGATGTAACTGTCAGCAGAAACCATCAAGGGGTTTAGGTAGACGCCCCGGTCAGTGCCAGCCGTGCGAGACAGGGAGCCAATGGCCCAGTGATTCTCGCGGTAGTTATACGTCACATAAGAATCGTTCTCATTGCTGGCATTTGATGGGTAGAACCAAATGATCTCGCCATACTTTGAGTTGTGAACAGCATAAACCTTGCTGACCTGGTTGGCGTTGATGTTTTGGAAGATGTAGTCGCCAACGTCACAAGCCAATGGCTTGACGTACCCGTCATAAACCCAAAAGCCTGAATTACTCATCCAGATCGCGGCAGTGTCAATGGCCGCAACGGCCTGGGTTGAGATCAAGCCACAACCAGACCCGGCCTTCTCAAAACTGTACACATAGGGCAAACCAATGTAGGTGCTGACGTGGACATCAACATCTGTAAACAGCAAGTTGACACCGCGCACGCGCTTGCCAGCCTTGAGTGACCCAACAGTGATCAGCTCAAATGAGCCTGCCTGGTTGGTGGCTGCCGGGGTCCAGATGGTGTTGTTTTCCTGGTCACACCATTGGACCTTGCGGGGATCTCCACCGGCACCCAACGCAAAGACAAAGCGCTCTGCCGTTGTCATAACGGCGTTGCAACCAGTTGGCGCGTTGGTGATGGCAGCGGCCAGGGTCGGCGTTGAAAAGCCCAACTGCCACTCGTAGAGCTTGCCATCGGCATCTGAGCAGGCGACCAGGTACTCTCCCCAGGTATCCAAGCTCCAGGTCGTTGCTGGCGTCACTGTGCCGGTATCTGGGCGCTGCACGCCATAGGCAAAGTTGCCATAAGTGGAGTACCCGTACCCGGTCTTGGTGGCTGCATCAGCAATGCCAACAGTCAAACCTGAAGGCGTAATGTCTTTGAGAGTCCCTGCCTCATTCATGGCATACAGCTTGGAATTCGTACCGGCAGCAATCCAGCGATCCCCTGAGTTGTCGCGCCAGGTGATCAAGCCACGGCATGACCCGGTGAGCTGGGATTCAGATCTCTTGCGCCATCCACCAATGGGACGCAAAGTACCCTCAAACCATCGAACCAGGTTGGAGTCGAACCATCTCCCAGAGGTTTGATACTCTGTGCCGTTACGGTAAACGCCTGGGGGGATTCTGAGTGGTACAAGTGCCATGATGGGATTATGCGGAAAGATTGGACACAAAACTCACTGTGGCAATGACTGAGGGGACCGCTGGCCTGGTTGGACTGGTCCCGGCAGCAAAGTGCTCAATGGAGACGCCAACGTCTGATGGCCGCCACATGAGTTGCAGGTAATCGCTCTCGGCCAGATCCACAAAGTAGTTCAAAGCCCCGATCATGTGGGATGGGTCTCCTGAGCTTTTCCTGGGCGCCAACCCAAACCGCGACCCTGAATTGGCAATGTCAGTGCCATTCTTGCGAAACCAGACCTCAACGTCTTGCGTGTCATTGGTTGTGTTTTTGAATTGCACGCTGAATTGCACGTTGTACAAACCACCCTGCGACACGTTCAGACGTGAAGTATTTGACAGAGTTACCCCATTTGCATAGTCAGTTGTGTCAAATGTGATGGCATAGGCCGTTGTGGTGTTGGCCGCTGTCTGGTCGGTCCCATCTTGAAACGCACCATATGGCAGGTTCAAGTACTTGCCACCTCGCGGCCCAAGGACCGTTGACAGGATATTGGTGAGCTTGCGAAAGTAGGTCAGCAGGCCGCGATGGGATTGAGCAGTCAGGCGCTCGTCATAGACCGCGCCAGGTGAGGGCAGGTCTGGAGGTGCCGGTGTTTGGAGCTGCTGGTACAGGTTTGTCATTGGATTATTTTATGCAAGGGTTTGGTTTGTCATGGCGCCAGCCGCCGCCGCAACATCATCAACCCGGCGGCCCCATCCTTTGCCAAAGGTCTTCCAGTTCGTCAAGCTCTGCAAGAACCCCAGGCGCTTTGCCATGTAAACCGCTACCAGGTCACCATTAAATGACTGCACGGCCTTCATGGTCCCAGGTCCAATAGATCCATCTGCCGTGACCCCTACAACCTCTTGCAGCCACTTTGCGGCCCTGCCAGGGCCACTGTTGATTGCTGCATCAAATACGGCGTAATCAAGCCCAGCAGGCAGCTCATCCCCTTTGACCTTGTCCCAGTACTTGGCCTTGTACAGTGGCGCCACTTCAGACGGTTTGAGGTTGCGCATATCAGACTCATTCACCGGGTGGCCCACCCACTCTTCCCAGACGGCCTTGGTGCAGCCAAGGTTTGTCATGCCGCCTGGATCTGATGGGTGATTGACAAATCCACCTTCATGGTGGAGCACGGCGGCCAGAGATGTTTCAAAGTTATTTTTCATTTCTTCGCCTTCATCTCCATAATTTTCTCAAGTGTGCGGCCACCAAAGTAAGCCGACATGACCAGCATCCCCCACTGCCCCAGCAATTCAACATAACTGGCCTGAGCGTTATGCCCAAATGCAGACATCATTGCAAACAGGAAATAGGCGACAAATATTGCGATAAGCGCCAGAGGTCTGATGTTCTTTGATAACCAGGAGTCGGACGCCATGTCAGCAGTCCATCGGTCAGTGATCCCGGTTTGCTCTGCTTTGTACAGCTCAGTATCGTTAGCCATTTTTGCCAGCTCGCCACTTTGCGCCAGTTGCGCAAGGTCAAGTTGAGCCTTTGCCTTTGCCTCGGGGTCAGGTATCAGCTTGTCAATTAACTTGCTGCCGATCCCCAGTATTGCGTCCAGTCCGATCATTTTCTTCCTCCTTGCGTTGCTTATCTAAACCTTTGCGGTCTTCCTCGAGCTGCTTGCGCAGCCTCTCCATTCTTTCGATCTGCGCTTTGCTTTCCTTTTGCACCGCCAAGGTATCAAAGTAGATTACTGAGATTATCGGCAGCATCAAGCAAAACACTAGCACCATACATATGAGCGCTATCAGAAACCCCATCTGGTCTTTCGGTCCAGCACCAGGAGTGACCAAAACACGGCCAGGTATAGGATCACGCACAAGGCGGCTGCCAGGTAGATTGCTTTGTCTTGCAGGTCCGCGATTACCCGTCTTCGTTGCCATCTCGCCTGCGCCTCACGTTGATCTCGCACTGCCCTGGCTTGCTCTTGCTCAATTGAAATCTGCTCACGCATCTCGTTGAACCGTGTCCACAGGTTGCCAAGTTCTGGAGGTGCCCCGTAAACCATTTGCTCGCGCAAGTCGGTCTCCATTTGCGTCAACTGGGTGAGTACAAGGGTACGCTGCAAGGCACGCTCTGCAAGAGAGTCTGCGCCGTCATAGACCTCCTCTTTTGACTTTCGCTCTTCTTCCTTGTAGAAGTCTTGGATCTGCTGCATATGCCGCATAAATTCACCAAGGCGCTTTGCAATGTCTCCCATGACTGCATTGGGGTCATAGGCAGCGACTTCCTGCACGCGCTTTTGTTCGGCAACGATCTGCTTCTTTTGCTCTTTGGTTGGGGTTGGCCCAAACATGCCAGCGATTTCGTTGACGATCTTTTTAACGTCACCAGCAGTATTCTTAACGTCCTTGTATGTGGCAATGCCCTGCTTGATAGCGCTGAATGCACTCGAGGCCAAAAGGAGAATACTGATGGGGTCCACATCTTACAAACCAAAGATCTTTGCGAACAGAGATGCAGCAGCACCAGGGCCAAGCAAGACGGCCACGATCACGGCGTAGAGCAAATACTCGATCTTGGTCATGCGCTCTGACCCCTTTGCAAGAGAGTCAGAAATGAATTTCATCCTCTCTGTGCAAATGGCCTCATGCACCGCCAGCCTAGTCTCGGTGGAGTCGGTCATGCTGACGCTGCTTGTAGCGGCGCAAGGTCTTCAGTTGTCCAAAAATCCTTGGCGACCATGATCTTCAAATGCTCTTTGTTGCGGGTCAGGCAGTCTGCCCACTCAGCATCGCTCATCATCTCTGGCTTGCCGCCATTGATGAGGTTAACGCTGTCCATTGCGGCGCTGTAGTGCTGGGCGATTTGTTCTGCGGTGATTTCATTCATGCTGATGCTCCGTTGATTTGGGCTTTGAGGCTGTCAACCTCTGCTTTGAGTTCTTGGATGGATTTGACAAGCACAGAAACCATGCGGTCATACGACACTGAATCTGGTTCGCCATCTTTGTTTTTGCCAACCAACTCAGGAATGATTGGGTCAAGTTCTTCGGCAATCAAACCAACATCTGAACGACCTGTGTCTTTATATTCAAACTGGGCAGACCGCATTTGCATGACATGGCTCAAGCCATATACGCTGTCACGGATGTTGTCTTTGTATCGGGCAGATGAAGTATCGTATGTAACTGCGCCTGTTACCGTACTCCATTTAATTGCGTTAGTTCCCGCTCCCGCCGCAAGCGTCTCAAAAAACCATGTAGAAGAAGCGCTTTTCCAAAACATTCTTGCAGTGCCAGCACCATCAGACAACACAATATTATTGCTTAGTGTGCGAATGTCTCCTAAAAGCCCGCTGTTGCCCGAGAAACGACCAAGGATTGCGTTATAACTTCCAGTGGTTATGTCTTCGCCTGATGCTCGACCAATAAAAGTGTTGGCTACTCCTGTGGTTACGGCAATCCCCGCACCTTGTCCAAAAAAAGCGTTTTGTGCGCCTGTTTGTACTGCATACCCCGCCTGATAACCTACAGCAGTGTTGTTTGAGGCTGTGTTTTTATTAAGGGCTTGATGCCCAAAAGCTGAATTAAATGAGCCTGAGAGGTTTGATACTAAAGCGCCATTTCCAAAAGCATTGTTTTTGTCGCCAGTACTGTTCAATCCAAGAGCCGACCCAATTAACGTGTCGCTTCCACCAAATGCATTATTGCTTGAGCCTGTTAAATTAACAGATAAAGTATCTACACCAAAAGCAGAATTGTAATTACCAGTTGTGTTAGTTCCTAAAGCCCCGCTACCAACAGCCGTATTTTCATCCCCCGTTGTGTTTGCATCAAGTGTTGCATTGCCTATTGCTGTATTGAATGTTCCACCAGCCTGATTAGCCGCCAAAGCACTAGCACCCACCGCAGTGTTGGT